ACTTCTTTTTTACTCATACGTTTTCCTTTAATAGCCAAAAGTTTTATCAGAAGGTTCAAATTTAGTTTCTCTAGGTCTTTCCCAATGCGTCTGCATTGAATGGGGATGTAGAGGTCTACTCATAACACCATATCTTAAAGCATCATAAGCATGGTCTTCTGCGTGTGTATCAACATCTTCTGGATTGTTTTTATCCGTTGGTAGTAAAGGAAGTGTTCTAGTTAAATTTATACAGTTAGAAAATACAAACATTCCGGGATATTGTATATCTGGGTCAACATATAATCTTTTATGTAACTCAAGTTTACCATTTATACGACTTTTAGGTGACCTATCAGATGGTCTCCACCTACAGCCTTCAGCTATCATTGTTTCGGCTATACTTGGCCCTACATCGCCTCTTTTTGCCCAAGTTGATGAATCTAACACACCATAGTGTATATTCTCTCCATACTCCATTTCTAGGACTTTTCTAGCAAAAATATCTGCTGTCGTTTTTGTTGTATATAGTTCTCTATAAACATATAAATAGTTATCATGGTCAATAGCAATCCATAAACAACAAGCAGGAGAAGCATAACCCCAGTCACAAGCACGAAATTTAATCCAGTTCCTAGGTATCTCAAAAGGTTGTATAACATGAATATCTTTATTAAACTCTGGAAATGCAGAACCTTCAAAAGCTTCCCAATCTCCTTCTAAAAATTGTTTTTTCTGTACCTCTGGCAATGATGATAACATAATCATATAGTCATCTGTTTGCATAAGATATGGATTATCTTGTAATTTTGCTGATATAAACTTTTTAGTTATTTGTTTGACACCTACAGGTGTTTCTATCTCTACAGTAAATGGTGTATTAGGTTCTTCTGGTTCAACAAACATTTCTTTAACCCATGTTGAGCCAACATTACCCGGATTACCTGTTGCTCTCATAAATACAGGTATCTCTGGGTCTACACTACGAAGTGATGAACGTAAAAAGTTATATATATCTGGAGTTGGAAATTGAGGTAATTCATCAATACCAATCCATGTATAAGATTGTCCTTGGTAACGAAGTACATCTGTTAGATTTTCTGCATAACCAAATTCAATTCTAGCACCGGAAGGAAATCGCCATTCTTTTTCTTGTTCTCTCCACTTTGCTCCTATAAATGCTCTAGGATATAAGCGTTGTGAGTGTGAGATTAAATCTCTAAGTTCTGGCATTGAACGTCTAAGAAGCAATGCTCTATGATGCTGTTTATGACAATATCGCAAAGGGTCAATAAGCATAGCGTAGGATTTACCTCCACCTCTTGCTCCACCATAAAATACTTCTTGTTCACTTGCCGCAAGAAACTGTGTTTGAGGGCCATCGTTAGGTTGAAAGATAATTTCTTTTTCTGCTATAACATCTTGTATACTAGGTGCTAAGTCTTCTAATTTATCTTCTTCAACAATTTGTGAATTTTTGCCTATAAGGACATCTTCTATTTCTTTTAAATTCTTTTTCTTTGTTTGTGCTTTTCGTTGGGCTAATACATATTTTTCTCTAGCCTTTTCTACTTTTTTCTTTTCTGCATTTAATGTTCTTGTTGCAGATTTTTTTGCTTTAACAAATTTTTCTTTAAGAGTTTGTGTTTTAGCTGATACTGTTGTTGTTCTTTTCCTACCTACTTTTTTCTTTTTAGGTGGTGCAATATCATCTACCATTTTCTACTTAAAATTTTTCTTAAACCCATACCAGTTACTTTTCTACCAGTCTTTCTAAACATCCAATCTGCTACTTCTCTATAGGAAGAACTTTGAATATATTTTCTTGCCTGTTCAATAGCATCTATCTCATCTTGAATAGGTTCTAAAAAATCTGGGTCGTTAGATTGTTTATACCCAAAGGGTATTACTCTTGATTTTCTTTTACGAAGAAGAATCTTCTCCTGCTCCTCCATCCTTGGGAGGGAGAATAAAGATTCCGGAGATTGATTTGAGATTGACATCTAATTTTTCCTTTTTTGTTAATCCTACTCTATCGAGTATTTGTTTAGCCGCCTCAACTCTTATACTAGCACCGGGTACACTACCATCCTCATCCATTGCTTTAACTAATCCCATAGTTGCTTTTGGTGAGTATGAAGCCATTACCTCTTCTGCTCTTTGTAATATTTCATCCTTTAGTGATTTAATTACTTTTGGATATGAATGTTCTGAATAACCTGCTATTTCTCCTGCAAGTTTTGGACTGCCATTAGCTTCTCCAAACAATGCGTTAAGAAATGTTTTTTGTTGGTCTGTTAGTTCTTTTGTTTTTTCTTGTGTTACTAGGTTCATCTTTAAATAATTTCATCCAATCAAGTCTAGGGCCATAATATATTGATTTGCATTTTTGATTCTTCCAATCAGTTTCCCAATACCATTGCCAATAGTATTTTACTTCTTTTTGTTTGCTTGACAAAATTTAGCCGCCGATTCTCTACTACCAAAACCCCATGCTTTTAATGCTAGTGCATAACGAGTAGGTCTTCCTTTTGAATCTTTCATCGAACCTTTCATACCTGCAAATCTACAAGCAAAAGAAACTCTTCGTGGATTTTTTCCTCTCTTAACAGGAGATTTTAAATTACCACCATCTTTAGCTTCAAAATGTTTTCTTCCTGCCTCATTTAATCCACCTTTAGGATTTTTATGTCTTTTAAGAACCATTATGCTTTAGCTACTTTTTTTGCCTTTGCTGATAATTCTTTAAAATGAAATAATTTTTTAGAACTGGCTGTATGTGTTTTACCAGAATGTAATGTTCCATCTTTCATTTTGTGCGTAGCACCTTTAAATTCTTTTCCGTCTTTTGTATAATGTTTTACACCCTTCATGCAAAGCTCCTATATGCTCTTGTTTTTCTAGCTATTGATTTTGGTTGCTTAGATACTTGCTTACCAGATTTTTTAGCTTTTCTTTTATTTCTTGTTGTTGCCGCATACTCTTGTGAACTTAGTGCTTTGATTGCCGCACTAGGTAAATATCTTTCTCCAGTTACAGAACTTTTCTTTCCAGATTTAGTTCTCCACTTTTGGTTACTCCATGCTTTTAAACTTCTTTGTGATTTAGCTAAAGCCATTAGCCTCTACAACCGCCACAGCTTCCACCACAGTATTCACACATCATACAGTTACCCTCTTTTTATTTTTCTTTAACATAGCAAAATCTTTTCCTGTTATTTTTCCTCTAGGTTTAGCTACTCTAGCTATTGCCATTTGTTTTGCTGTTAATTTTTTTTTAGCTTTTGTTGTCACGCTTTATATCCTCCACCAGATTTTTTATAAGCCTTTGCTAATGCTTGAGCTTTTCTTGCAGACCATTGACCTGCACCTGTTCCATGAGAAGCTTGAGCTTTAATTCTATTAAAGATAGCTTTACGTTTACCGGGTTGCGTATAGTTACCGGCTTTATTAACTGTTGATTTAGCTTTTGGTTTCATTATATATTTCCAAATACTGTCATTGGTGCTTCTTCATTCCAAAAAGCCGCTACTAATCCATAAGGGTCATTTGTCGGATAACCTAATTCATTTATATTAGATATTTTCTGTGGTAAATTTATATCCACTGATTCTTCTGTTTTTTCTTGATTCGTCTTTCCTTCGACCATTCTGGAACCTCCTTTATTAATCCTAATTTTTCTTTTTGTTCTCTTTCTACAAATCCTATTTCTGCGGATTCTAAAATTGTTTCTCTTGCTTTATCTTCTTTACCACCATTATCAGAAATGGTAGATATATTAGGAGCAGTAATAACTAGTTCTATAAAAGGTTCTCTACAAGGCCACTTTCTTTTATGAAGAGGTAGGTTTTGTGTAAAGTGCTCTTTTGTTTTTTTATTATAATATTGATATGTTGGCATTATATTGTTGTATGACCCATAAATTTTTTATCTTTAGGGTTTCTTAATTTTGCTTGTTGTACTTTTTTATCTTTAGGATACAGTTGTTTAATTTCTTTTATTTTTTGATTTAAAATTTTAAGTTCATCTTTTTTTAACTCAATAGCTCCCTCACCTAATCTTTCAATAGATTTTATTTTTTCTCTAATTTTTTTAATTCGTTTTTCTAAATCGTCAATCTTCTTTGTTATTTTAGGATACTTTTTTCGCCATGCTTCTGGATCATTTTGCAACCATGTCCAACCCCAACGATTTACTAGATATTCTAATGTGCGGTCAAACTTTGCTACACCCCATGTTGCCATTTTTGTATCTTTAAACCAAAATAGAAAAGCAGCGCCAAGTAATGAACCTGCGATAGCAGTATAAATCCATAATCTATCTGTAGCCATGCGTTCAATCATTTCCCACATTATTTTTTATCCTTTTGTTTTTTACATAATTCGTAGTAAGTACCCATGGTGTGGTCAGAAAAACCATCTATTTTAAGTTTTAATAAACCTCTCCATGTGCCTTTTATCCATTGTGTAAACATATACCATCTACTGAAACCTTCTTTTAAATTGCCATCACAGTCAAAATATTTTAACTCTGTGCTTTTATGAGAAAACCCCATAAGTTCAGGTGGTACTTTTGTTACGATATCGTTATTATTTCTAATACGATAACAATTGAAATTCATATTTTTAATTAATTCTTTGTTGCCAACTCGTGGTGAACCATAAGTATAACATACAGATTTAGGGTCATCTATTCTATCAGTATAAAGAGTTGCAAGTGCAGCCCCTAAACTATGACCTGTTACTACTAACTGTTTTTCTTGACCATTTTCTTTATAATGAGTCCATAGTGTTTCCCAGATATCATTTAGAGCGTGTCTAAATCCAGAGTGTATTTTACCTTTTGATCCTGTATGATTTTTATTAGGCATCGATTCTCTTTTTGATTTACTATAAGAAAGCGTCTGCCTTAATATCTTCCCATGATGTAGGTTCTGTACCTCTGAAAACTACAATATAATTTTCTGGACATGTAAGTGTGTAACACTCTGTACCGCCATTCTTAAACATCTTAATCGTCCAGTCTTTCTTAAATACTTTTTTGAAAGCTGCTGGTTTATCGTATGCATGTTTGGCTAACTTCGCCATGAATGTGGCGTTCTTCCATGAAAATTGATTATCTAGTTTACGAGCCATGATTAACCCTCTGACATAAGTTGATAGGCACCATAAGCGATAGCAGCGTACGCCGCAATT